AAGCAGCACTGTTGCTAGAGTCCCCCTCTGAACCATCCGTACCTGCCGTATAACTACCACCGCCACCGCCACCATTTCCTGCACTGTAGCTAGCGTTACCTGAACCTCCTGTAGTGCCTACGCTACCATCAGCTCCCCCTACACTTATGTTGCTAGTTTTGTTTAAGGTGTCACAAAAAATCAATAATCCACCTCCTCCTCGCCCTCCATCTCCTCCATCTCCGCTTATCCCCCCTCCGCCTCCATAGCCGCCACCTGCTCCACAAAACAATGTAACACCAAAGATCCCTGTTACTTCGACAAGTGTTCTACTTAAAGCACTGCCACCACTACCTAGGTTAATAGGTCCTGTTTGACCGTACCCCCCCTTATTCGTTTTCTCATATATCCCCATTCCGTCATAAGCATTGTGTGCAGGGGAAAAAACTCCCTCTTTAGCCCCCATCCCACTGGCATCTATCGCAGGAGATGTTGAAGATGTAATTGTCAGGCTTTTACATTTGAAAATAATAAAAGACCCGTCATCATGTGGTGAACTAAAGGCTAATTTACCTGTGCCTGTTATCGATATATTATCATACTGTTTAACAACTGTCCTTGCACTTCCAAGGTCAATAGTTGTTGTTCCGCTTGTAATCGTTAAGTCACCATCAGATCCGTCACCGTACCTCATCCTTTTATCTTCAATCGCTTCATCAATACGAGTTGGCAGAGAGGATAGTCCCGTTAATATCTGGAAATTAGTGCCATCATATTTTGCTGTAATTATCTCGTTGGTTGATATATCCCCTGACTCAAGATTGACATCATGATGCTTTTGTAAGGTTTTCGCTCCTAAGCCATTAACATTAACAGTAGCTGACCCTGTATTCGCAAAATTAGCCTTAAAAGTAATTGTTAAACCTTCAATATATGAAGTTACTTGTGCGTCAGTAGTTACTACATAGGCATTAGCCGACCCTGTACTTGTTACATATTCCCCCGACTGTTCTAATATATCTTGACGTGTATTATTAAAATGCGTTGAGAGGATATCTTGTCCTACTGATACTGTGGATGAATTTAATGACATGGTTTATTTTTAATCTTAACTATAAGTAAAAGTTGATTCAACTGTAAGAGTTTCCACATTCGATTTTGTTACAGAAATTAGGAAATGTGAAAACAATTGTCCTGTGTCAGCACTTGCAGTACCATCAATAAACCATCCAGCCTCTGCATAAGTTCCTGTTGTTTCAGTTGCAGTGTAGAAATTAGAGATATACGCTATATTGCTTGCATTTGTTTGGCTTGAAGTCGCTTTCCTGTAGGTTTCTGTGCCAAGTGTAATGTCAGAATTAGTAGGTGTTGTTCCACTAGACCCTAACGCTCCATAATTGATAACATTAGTATAAGTCAGATCATTTGCTGATCGTGCTGCTAAAGCTGACCTTCCGACTGTAGGAATAATGTTTTCATAAGTCGCTTCACGCAAAAAACACATTCTTCTAAATTCTTTCAGATAATAATTGAATTCTTCTGATAACAGCTTTTGTTTAGCTCTAATACAATTACAAGCTTTTTCGTAACTCATTGAACTTTTCACCATTAAATTAAGAACCGATTTATTGAAGTCTAGCGTGTATGACTTACTTAATCTTTGTTCTAATTCTTTTTCAGCTTTAGATGAAGGCTCGCATATAATAAACTTATGTAAGCCCAACACTCCTGTTTTTTCGTTCCTCTTTTTAAGTATATGTTTAAGTTTCATAAAACCTTGCTTAAGGTCTCACGGACTCAATTAAACGATACTTACCATAAACATTTTAATACAAAAAAAACATTTTATCAACTATAAGCACCTATACCGTAAACAGTTTGTGATTTAGCGGCATCGGTTAAGTAAATATAATCAAACATTATATCGCCTACTGAAAGCGTTTCTCCACTTTTAAGACGCACGTCTAATTCGATTCTAACTATTGAAGCTAAATTAGTTACCCCTACATCAACCGTTTCTATTGTGTTAAAATCTATTTTAAACTGTCGCCAGTTACCAATTCCAGAACTACTTAACCAAAAAGTGCCATACTTATAATCAGTAGCTAGATCTGAACTACTAACAAATATCTTAAATTTGTCAATTTTATTTAAGACAGTGGAATCTTTAATTCTAAACCAAATATTCAAATAAGAGTTGCTTATATCAAAAGAAGTAAAAGCTTTTCCAATTCTTCCACTGCCTGTAGCACTAAAAGATAAGGAAGCAACTCCATCGACACTATAATTACTAATAAGAGTAATAGAAGCTAAACTCCCATCAGTTACACTCCATCCTGTCGTAGCATCTAGCCCATCTATAACATCACTAGCACTTTCAGGCTGATATTTGGTCGTTTTATCTTTTTCAGTGGAATCATTAGCACTGATAGTTAAAGATTCTGAATCTGTAGCTTGAATTGCCGCCCCTAAACTGTGTGATTCGCTAATTGTAATTACAGGGAACTCGCTTTCAACTAATTCTATTATAGCGTCACTAACAGTAAAAGCGTCACCAATAGTTTTACTAAGCTTTTGGAAATACTCAATTATACCAAATAAAGTCGTAGCACAAGTTACTTTTGCCTTCATATAATCTTGATTATACACCTTGGCAACCTTTTGGATTAAAAGGCTTTCTGAAGAAGCTTTATTTGAATCCTGAAAAAACAATAATTGACCAGCTTTTAACCCGTCAAAATCAGTAGTAAAATTCAACGTTACTAAAGCGTTCTTGTATTGATCGACCTCTGATCTAGCTCTATCTCTAGCCGCAGTCCTAGTATCCAAGTTGGGATCATCTATCCTCATGCCGTCTTTCTGTCCGTCCCCATACCCTAATAATGCTTTCATTCTAGTTATAGATGTGCCATCTTTATATTGAGTGACAATGTCTATTTTCTCTGTATAGGTGAATAAAATAAATTCAGCAGATGTCAAGGTGGCTTCACTGTCTGTAGCTCTAATAGATTTTTCTTGAAAGTTAGACACATAATCGACAGTCGTTTCGTCAACTAAATTTTCCACTCCTACAGTTTTGCTTGTAGCAAACTTAGAAAAAGTATCTCCGCTAGTTTGAGATGCAACAGCCTCAACGGTGAAATTATCATCATCAACTTTAGTAATTTTTCTTACTGCGTTGCTTCTTGTTCTGTTTACTATGTAGTCATTAGTTAATAAACCGTGAGCCGTGGCGGTCACGTTTGTTGTTGTCGTTCCGACCTCCATGGTGTCAGTACTGCTATTGTTATCTATGGCAACAGTAAGGTTTTTGAATTTAGCTTTTAGAAGCCATTCTCTCATTGCACCATCACCTTCAAATACTTGTGAGTAAGTCGATGCTGAATCTTCAGTGCCACCTGTTACCGTTTGAGAGTTTTTAAGTTGTGAGGAGTCAATATTGATTTTTATCTTATCTCCATAGTAAAAACTAGAAGCTACCCTTAACATCCAAATACTATCTATTGTAACAGTAGGGTTATTATTAGTGTGAGTGTATTCAAAATCTACTTGTTTAATACTAGCCCAACTAGGATTACCAGTTTCACTAAATGAAGTTTTATCAATACTTAGGCTCTGATAACCGAGCCTCAATCCGCTAGTCCAAGCATAAGTGAACTCATCAACTCCTGTATTAGTAGCAAAAGTCACTTTTATGTCAGTTGGGATCTCATTTTCAATATAAACATGAACCTGTATTTTATCACCTGTTGGGCTAGTAGTCCCATCATTCCTGATACTGTAATCAAACAATCCTGTATTTACGGTAGGAGTAGCGGAACTCACAACCTTCCGAGAACTATTAGCCGTTAAATACCATTGATCATTTTGAGAAAGAGTCCATCCTGCCTCGTGCATATCAAATAATAACCTTGATCCGTCTGTCAGTTCCCACGGTGCAGCTTCAGCTTCCATTGATTTAAAATGTATGTCTCTATCATAGTCAATTTTCCAAAAATAAGAATTAAGTTTAGCGAGCGCATCAATCGTAGTCGTTGGTCTTTGAAATGGAGCTTTGAAACTATCCCTGCTAGATCCAGCTTGCACGTTTTTAAAAGTGAAAAACTCATCCTCATAAACACGTGCATCATCAAATTTAAGACTTGAGTTGCCACTCTCATAAACAGAAAAACCAAAAAAGCTTACATTTGTCCAGTCAGGAGTGCCAGCTACAGGAAGACTGTCAGAAACAAAATCAAGGACATAAAAACACCAGTCTCCATTTGTAGCAATATCTTCGATCTTCAAGTCTAAAGAAATGTAATTGCTAGCATCTGAACCAATTCTAAATCGTACAACCGCTTGATTAACAAGATCAATGCTGTCGTCCAATACTGTATAATCATCAATTTTCATCCAAATCCCAAATTTACCACTTACTGGAGTCCCAGAAGTAACCCCAACTTTATCTGAAATGTCTACACTAGAAGGTGAAGCCACAAATGTGGCAGAGGCTCCCGAATAAGACCAAGGGAAAACGCCGCTTGCTGTTCCATTACCATTTACAAAATCACTTGTATCAGTTGTTGGATTATCCCCATCACCTGATTCAATCCATTCTGCTTGAATAGCCGTATTATTAGCATATTCAAATAAATCTATTGTGTTGTTTATGTTGTTTAAATCCTCGGTTACAAAAGCTACGATTATTTGTCTTGCGTTCTTATCCTCCCAACTATCATTTACTTCTTTCCTATCAAACTCTTTAGTGTAATCAATGCAAGACACACCGTATTCTACGTTTTCAGGCAAGACGCTAGTATCTATTTCAACTTTAGACACCACACCACCAAATATTTTCTCACCTCCCAATTCTCCTGCACTGTGAACGTTGCCTGCGTTGCTTGTAAGAGTTATGTCGATGTTGTCGCCATTTTCCACTAGAGAGCTTATCGTGACCTTCTCTTCGGTACTCGTTCCTATTCCTAACCATATTTCTTGATTAGCTCTTAATTTAAAATGAGTAATAACATCTAAACCTGATTATGTTTGCTTTTTAAATACAAGAGCAGTACCTGATAATGAGACAATTTCAAATACATCAAATATCTTGATTTGTTGATCAGCAAAAGGTTGATCACCTCCTATATTAACATCAAAACTACATACATTAGCCTTGTTCTGTACTTGCTCAACTATTTTAAGGCTTTGAACACTTACCTCTGAAGTTATGTCAATGTCAGCAAGGTAGTATTTAATCATTGGTAGATATAAGCTCCTTAAAGTTTAAGGACTCAAGGTCTCACATCTATATCTATTTTACCTCTAATAAGGGTAAAAAGGCAATATTCGCCTTTTAGGCTAATTCAGTTTTTAGATGTCATCTTCAGCACATAGCACCTCTACCCCTTCAGTAATGAATTTAATGTTCCAAAAAACCCATAACGGAGCTGCGAAACCAACAGTTGCACCAACTAACAACATCAGCACTACATTCATTCCGAAAAACACCCAACCACTACCTATAAACCTTAATTTATATTTAAGCATAATATTTATTTAATAATAAAAACACTTAACAGGTAAGCACCTTACCTAACTAGTCACCGAAAGTCAAATTAAGCTACTGCAAAATGCTCTTTAAGAACCGAAATTAAAGGGTCGCCTATCTTCTCTACAACTTCGTCTTTATCAAAAACGTGAGTATTCATGATGTTAATCGTAACACCTCCTAGCTGATTGTTAGGTATCACGTCAGACCCTCTTGGCAAATTGACTAATTCGGGTCCTCTTTCACCTACCAAAGCCATACCACCGCTGAAATTAGACACACCATTAGCAAAAGCAGGCATACTAACATTACGAGTAATACCACCACCACTCGGAATGGCTTTCATTGCTTCACTTAACTCCTTGATCTTATCAATCATTACGTCTATAGAGTCTACAGTTTTATCTTTTTGATCTG